AAAAGCATGGGCAAAAGCAATTGACCCCCCTCTTTTGGTACAGGATGATGGTGTTGTTGGCAGAGTAAGAACTACACCTGCAGGTATTACTGTTATTAGAAACGATGGTGCAATCAAACCATTGCAGACAGGCAGTAACTGGCAAATAACAGACATGAAAGAAACGCAGTTAAGAACTGCAATTAGACAAGCATATTATTCAGATCAATTACAGTTGCAAGAAGGCCCACAAATGACAGCAACTGAAGTACAAGTTAGATATGAATTAATGCAAAGACTTCTTGGGCCAACGTTAGGAAGATTCCAAAGTGAATTTCTTAACCCATTAATTGAACGTGTTTTTGGCATTATGTTTAGAGCAGGTGCGTTGCTCCCGATACCTGACGCTATACAAGAAGCCAAGATGGATATAGAATACGTAGGGCCATTAGCACGTTCACAACGTATGGAAGAAGCGCAAGCTATTGATAGATTGTATCAACTAGCAGCTAACGTGGCTCAAATAGACCCAAGTATTATGGATAATATAAACCATGATGAAGCTATAAGAATGAGGGCAACACTACTTGGTGTACCTAAATCTATTCTTGTATCTAGGGATGACGTTGCAGAAAAACGTGAAGCCCAACAACAAGCAGCTATGGAACAACAAATGTTAATGGCTCAACAACAACAAGCACAAACAGGCAAAATGCAGGCAGATGCAGCTAAAGCAACTGCAGACCCAGATGTACAAGATGTTATGTCTGAAGCTACTGCACAAGCAGAACAGGAGTTAATGTAATGGCAAAAAAAGGACTATATTACAATATTAATAAACGTAAAAAAGCAGGCACTAGCAGATCAAAGTCTAAATCTACTATAACTGCAAAAAATTATGACAATATGAAAAAAGGTTTTCCTAAAATTGGCACAAGGAGTTAATGGCAAAAGTAAAGGAACGTGTAGAACATGAAAGCATATTTCATAAAACCAATATAGGACGTAATCCTAGCAAATGTAAAATGAATAAATCAAAAAGAAGGAGTTTTAAAAAATATAGAGGCCAAGGAAAATAATGACAAGAAAAACAAACACAGCAATGATTGGTTTATTAGGAACTATATTGATGGGTTTGTCTACATGGGTATTAATTACTTTAGTAGAACTACAAACATTGGTAGCTATGTTACAACAAGAAATATTAGGTATGGATAAAGTTATTGGAAGAATTTACGCACACATGGATAGGTTAGCAAACTAATGGCAAAAAATAATATAGCGCATTTAGAAGAATTACACAAAGAACACGGTGAGTTAGTTAGTAACTACAAGCAGTGTTTTACATCACCTGCGGGTGAACAAGTGTTAAAAGACTTGGATGCAGCATATGGTAATAGAAGTAGTTATTCTAGTAATCCATATGATACTGCTTACAAGGAAGGGCAACGTAGTATATTACTACGTATTAAATCAATGATAAAAGAAAGGAAAGAGGATTAATATGTCAGAAAACGCAGAGGCCGTTACCACCGAAGAACAGGTAACCCAAGATAGTACAATCTTAGGGTCTGAGGCAGTGGGCGATAACCTTGATTGGAAATCATCACTACCTGACGAATTGAAAAATGACCCAACTTTGTCAAACTTTAAAGATGTTGAAAGTCTAGCAAAGACAGTAGTACATCAACAAAAACAGATGGGTAATCGTATACCTATCCCAAAAGATGAAGAAGGTTTTAATGAGTTGTATACAAAACTTGGCAGACCAAGTGAAGCAACAGCTTATGAAACTAATATTCCTGAAGATATGCAAGAGCATTACAGTGAAGATAATCTAAATCAATTTAAAGATGTTGCACATAAAATTGGCTTAAATCAAAAACAAGTAGATGCGCTAATTGAATATCAACATGGTGCAATACGTTCTTCAATAGATAATGAACCCGCAATGTTAGCTGCGCAAAAAGAAGACACAGAGCAAACGCTAAAACAAGATTGGGGTCTTGATTACAATAAAAATATTAGAGCAGCACAACGCGCTTTACAAGTTTATGGTGATGAAGAAATTATGGATTTGATGAATACATCAGCAGGTAATCATCCTGCAGTTGTTAAATTGTTTGCACGTTTAGGTGCTGAAGTAACAGAGGATATGACGCAAAATACTCAAAATAATACTTTAGCTACTAATAAACTAGACGCGCAAGACGAAATTAATGCCATATATTCTAACCCTCAACACGCATATTTTGATCAAAAAAATCCTGATCATAAAACTGCCGTAGAAAGAGTTAGACAACTAATGGAAAAAGTGCATGGATAATTAGTAACTTATATGGTATATTTAGAACACAACACATAGGCCCAACAGGACAACCTAAGTTGTTCGGTGTGCAACCGTAAATGCCGTTTGACAGTGCGTATACTGTAAGGTTTCCCTGCAAAGGACAAAAACCGATTATGTTAAACTTAAACTAAGAAGGAGGCACATATGTCAGTGCAAATAACTACAGCTTTTGTTGAACAATACAAAAGCAATGTGTTCCATCTAGCACAACAAAAAGGCTCACGTTTAAGGGATTGCGTAAGATCGGAAACGGTTACAGGAAAATCGCACTTCTTTGAGCGAATTGGGTCTGTGGCAGCAGAAAAGCGTACATCGCGACACTCTGACACACCTAGAATGGACACACCCCATAGTAGACGAAAAGTTACTATGGACGACTACGACTGGGCAGATTTGATTGATCAGGAAGATAAGGTAAGAATGCTTATTTCCCCTCAATCAGAATATGCTATGGCAGGCGCTTGGGCGATGGGTAGAGCTATGGATGATTCAATCATTGCTGCTGCTACAGGTACATCATACGGTGGTGTATCAGGCGGCACTTCGGTTGCGTTACCCGCAGGTCAAAAAATCGCACATGGTTCTGCAGGTCTAACTCTGGCAAAACTAATATCAGCAAAAGAACTTCTTGATGCTAATGATGTTGACCCAGATGAAACTAGATACATGGTTGTAACAAGCAAACAAATGTCTAACTTGTTAAATTTAGAGAAGGTAACTTCTTCAGATTACGCAAGCATTAAGGCGTTAGTACAAGGCCAAATTGATACGTACTTAGGATTTAAATTCATAAGAACGGAAAGACTTGGCACTGATGCTAACTCTGACAGACAAGTGTTAGCTTTCTGCCAATCTGGTATTGGGCTTGCTGTGGGTTCAGATGTTTCTACAAGAATTTCTGAACGAGCAGACAAGAATTATGCAACTCAGGTATTTCTATCTATGACAATCGGCGCTACGAGAGTAGAAGACGAAAAAGTAGTAGAAATCGCATGTAACGAATAAGGGAGGGTTAAAACATGGCTACTGTATATTCAGCACAGAAGACCAGTTGGAATCAAAATAACCCAACTGATAAGATTAAAACAAATGAATTCGCAGGACGTGTTAGAATTGCTTACGCTACTTATGAAGCGTCAAGTCTTTCTGCAGGTGATGTGATTGAAATGTTTAATCTGCCAAATGGCGCGAGAATCGTAAGTGGTTCTATTGCACACGATGCACTAGGTTCATCTACTACTCTTGCCGTAGGCTACGCAGCGCATACTAATGCAGCAGGAACAGCAGTTTCAGCTTCAGCAGCAGCGTACAAAGCAGCAGCTTCATCTGCATCAGCAGGTAAAGCAGACGTTTGTGCGACTATTGCTTTAGGTCACGGAACTGAAGTTGATGCTAACCAAGATGGTTTGCCTGTGGCAATAACTTTAGCAGGCGCGGCTGCAACGGGTACTATTGTACTTACGATGCAGTATGTTACTGACTAAGTAATAAAATTAGGTAGGGGGTACAACACCCCCTATCTTTTTGTAAAGGAATAAAAATGGCAACAGACGTATCTATTTGTAGTAACGCTTTAAGACGGTTAGGTGATGCACCTATTACAAGTCTTACAGATGATACAGAAAGAGCGCGTCTATGTAATGCCTTTTTTGCTGATGCCCGTGATCATGTATTACGAGCGCATCCATTTAATTTTGCCATTACTAGAGCAACATTATCACAGTTATCAAGTACACCTTCATATGGTTTTAGCTATATGTACGCATTACCAACAGACCCGTATTGTTTGCGTGTGTTGGAAATGGAACACCCAGATTTTATATTTAAAATAGAAAACGATGCAACAAGCGGAAGGGTCTTGCTTACAGACGAAGCTACCGCAAAAATTTTGTATATAGCACGTGTAACTGACCCAACTTTATTTGATGCAATGTTTGTAGAAACTTTAACATCTAAGTTGGCTGTAGATTTAGCGTATGCAATAACAGGAAGCGCACAACTACAGGCGCAGATGGAAAAAATGTATCAAGCCAAGCTATCTGAAGCCCGTAGTGTTGATGGTCAAGAAGGATTTATTGATGACCTTGTATCAAACACATTTACGGACTTTAGAAAATAATGGCAAGAGTACACCCTTTTCAATCAAATTTTACAGCAGGCGAACTTACACCAAAGTTAGCAGGGCAAATTGATTTTAAGAAATATGCTAATGGCCTAGAAACTTTGCAAAACATGACAGTGTTTCCGCAAGGTGGTGCAGCACGTAGATATGGCACTAGATTTGTAGGGCCAGTTAAAAATCATTCACAAAACGTTAGATTAATACCTTTTGAATTTAATGTTGAGCAAAGTTATTGTTTAGAATTTGGTCATCAATATCTTAGATTTTACAAAGATAACGGTATTATTACAGAAAATGACAAAACAATTACTGGTATTACACAAGCAAATCCTGCAGTAGTAACAGCGTCTAGTCATGGTTACAGCAATGGTGATGAAGTTATTATTACTGCTGTTAATGGTATGACACAAATAAATGGCAAACGTTACAAAGTAGCTAATAAAACTACTAATACGTTTCAAGTAACAGATTTAGACGGAAACAACATAAACAGCACTTCATTTACAGCATATGCAAGTGGTGGCGATGCTAATAAAATTTATGAAATTTCTACTAATATTACAGAAAGTATGTTGTATGAAATACAATTTACGCAATCTGCAGATATTATGTATATTGTACATGAAACCATAGCACCGCAAAAATTATCAAGAACAGGTCATACATCATGGACTATTGGTAACGAAACGTTTACTAACGGCCCATTTTTAGATGATGGCACAACAGCAGCTTGGAGTGGGTCTAACGGTTATCCGCGTACTGTATCATTTTACGAACAACGTTTGGTGTTTGGTGGTTCAACTAAATATCCACAAACTATATGGGCATCACAATCAGGTTCATACACAGACTTTGACGTAGGTAGTGGTAACGCTGCTGATGCTTTTATTTACACAATTGCTGCAAACAAAGTAAACGTAATACGTTGGCTAGCACCTGCACGTGATCTAATTGTAGGTACAGCAGGCGGTGAATTTAAAGTAGGTAGACCTGCAGGTGAACCTCTAAAGCCTGACAATGTTACAATTACACAACAAACTACTTATGGTGGTTGGACAACAGAACCTATACAGGTAGGTAACGTTGTTTTGTTTGTACAAAAAGAAAGAAAAAAAGTTAGAGAATTTGCATATAGATTTGAAGATGATGCGTATTCAGCGCCAGATATGTGTCTATTAGCAACACACATTACAGGCACAGGCATTGTAGATGTTACCTATGCGCAAGAACCTGAAAGTATTTATTGGGCAGTACGTGATGATGGTTTATTGATAGGCATGACGTATCAACGTGAAGAAGACGTTATTGCATGGCATAGACATGTTATTGGTGGACACATTAAACACAG